TTCTCCTATTATTTTTGGGGGAACTTCCGCTAGGCATGAACCCCCAATTTATATTTATCTTCTTATAACAAATGTAACAAGTAATTTTTTAGCACCAGTAGAACCACCATCAGTGATCATCTCTATTGTGCCATCTTCTTCTACTCTGTTTGCAGCAGTTGGTGTAGCTGTATCTACATCACCAGCAGCAGAGCCAGAGTGAGCTACAGTTATTCCACCGCCAGTTACAGCAGTACCGCCTATTTCAAAAGAAATTGCTGCGTTACCTCCAGATATAGCACCTTGTAAAGCAGTTATAATTTTAACTATTTTACCGCCATCTGGTACACCAACAAAAGTTGATGAAGCTGTTGAAATATCTTCAATTTCAGCAGTTAAGAAGTAGTCGTTTAATGTTCTCATTTTTTTCTCCGTTTGTCGTTCCGCCTATAACCTTACTAAGACTTCAACATTGGTTAAGTAATGGGGATGTAGTTTTTAAAGGTTACACCCCCAATTACAATTAAGATTATGATGTTGTTAAATCGTAAACAGCACCACTAGCTTTTTCGTTTCTTGACTCAAGAGTGTACTCAGCTACCATGAATCTTTGGTCTGCATCAGCAGTCTGTGCAGGATTCTGTAAACCGAAGTCTCTTAAGAAAGCAACAGCAAAAAAGTCCATCTCTAAAATTAGAGCATCTTGTCCTTTTTTTGCAGCAGTTGCGTTAGCACCTCTAATGAATCTATTAGGAGCAACTTGGAGTGTTCCAAAATCACTTTCATAGACATCAATAGATGTAACTAATCTTCTATCTTCTGCTTGGTCGAATCTAGTTGATCCGCCTGTGAAGCCAGATAGTTTTTGCTTGTTGAAAGCACCAACCATAACCATGTTTGGGTTTCCTCCAGCATCAAAACAACTTCTTAGAACACCTTTTAATTGGTCTTCTGTGAAAGCTCTTTGAGTACCATCTGTTCTTATTGCTCCAGCACCAGCACCAGAACCACCAGCACCTGCATCTACGTTAGTAGAAATCCAAGTTTGAACTCCTCCTAATTTTCTTGCAGTTGTTGCGTTTCCAGCCGCAGCAGCTACGTTAGATAAAAGAGCTGTTTCCATATCTCTTTTTAATTCTTTCGCAGATTTTGCTACTTGGTAAGCTAACTCATTGTTTCTTCCAGCAGATGTTACAGCATCATTTGTTCCTGATACTTGCACAGCTTTTGTAGAAATCTGAGTGTAGTTAGTTAGTTTAGTTGTTGCCGATAATGTTGGGTATGAGATTGAAGCACCTTCTACCGCAGCATTTGCAGCTACATCAGCCAAAGCATCTGTTTGCCATTGGTGAGATGTGTTAGTTGCTTTTGTCTTAGCAACCCCTGACATAAATGGAGTCTCTGTTGGACTTATTGAGTAAATAATGTCCGCTAGGTCTTCTCTTATGCCGACTGTTTGGTATGTTTGATATACAGCCATTTTTTTCTCCTCTTAGGTTAGTTGTTATAAATAACCTTTCAGAAGATCAACAGCATCTTTTGTGTTGCCTGACTTCTTCAAGGTTCTAATTTGAGCCAACCTTGATTTATTATCTTTTTCATCTTTTGTACTTTTAACACCTGGTTTAACAACTTTAGATGGTTTTACAATTTTTTTTGCAAAATTAGTTTTCACTGGTTTTGCACTATTTAAAAATTTCATTCCATCCATAACCACATCAAACATTCTGCTATCATAAATACCAGAAATCTCTTGATCTGAAAAACCTCTTTGAAAAAGATAGTTTCTCATATTTGTTTTAACTGTAGCTCCTTTTAAAGGATCAGCAATTTCAGGATGCTTAATCGCAACCTTTCTTTGCTCCTCAGTTAATATTTTCTGAAACTCCTGTTCTTGATGTCGTTTTAGTTTTAGTTGAGATTGCTGTAAGCTTTCTCTTCTTCTTCTAAGTTTTCTTTCAAGCTTTGCAGCTTCAGTTGGGTCTTCCTCATAGAGTTTATCCAACTCTTTTGAGTTTAGTTCGCTGTTAAGTTCAGCATTTAGAGTAGCAGTAAGATTATTTAGATCATCCATCTTAGTTGAATACTCATTTTTCAAACGATCACTTTCAGATTGCAACTGTCTTTTTTCAATCGCAATTTCTTCTGTTTTTCGTCTGTAGTCGGCATCTTTTTGATAACCTGCTTTTAATTCTTCAAGGTCAACTTCAATCTTTTCACCATTTACAATAATTTGGTGTAGATCAGTTTCTTGTTCCTCTTGAGCATTTGAATCTTCTGATGCTTCTTCTTGCACTGGAGCTTCCTGTTCAGGTTGAGCTTCAGGTTGTTGTTGAATCTTTTGATTGTCTTCAGCTTTCGCTTCTGGTTCTTTAGATTCAACTGGTGCTTCTTCTTTCTGAGGTTTAGAAATTACTCCTTTAGAGTCTAATAAACCTTCAATATGTTTAGCAGCACCTTGTACCGAACTTTTGTTCAGTAACGGATTTGTTTCTGACATATAGTCTCCTATTGTTAAGCTCCCTTAATGGGTTGGCTTATTCTAATCTTTTGACTAGAATTATTTTTCTTGTTGATTTTGGAAATTAGCTAATTGTTTTTCTGCTAATTTTCCTGTTTCAAGAATTTCTTTAAAATGTTGTTCTACTTTTCCTAGAACTTGGTAAGCTAACCATAATTTTTCTCTAGCTTCACCATCTTTTGCTCCAGTTTGTTCAAACAAAGCATTTGAATAAATTTTTTTAAGCTCCTGAATAGACTCTTGAAAAAGTTTATTCTGTAATATCTGTTTCGCCTGAGTTGCCCTGCTCAATTCTTGGCTTCTCTTGGCTTTGTCCTTGTGATCCATCTACACCTTGTATCTGCTTTCCAAGCATATTAGCAGATTTTTGTGCTTCTTCAAGTATCTTACTATTACTTGAAACAATCATTTTATCTAATTCAGCATCTGCCTTTAATTTTGTGGTATCTAATTGTGTTCCGTATTTCAATGTCATTTCTTTAATTTTTGCTTCAAAATCTAAAAGCATTTGTTGTTGTTTTTGTTGTAGTTCTTTGTATTCTAATTCTAAATCAGCAATTTTTCTCTTGTTTTCAGCATCAATTCTAGTCATTTCTATTTTTTCAATAGGTGGAATTGGTGGAGGTGGTGGAGGAGTTACATATTGTTTACCTAATTCTGGGTTTATAAAGTAACTATCTACTGTTTTTAATCCTGCGTTTTCTACAATTTTAGATAATGTGTTGTAAATATTCTTTAAACTTACCATTGGAAACTCTCTTTGTCCTTGTAATTGAAAAGCTTGTAGCTGTTTATCTAAAATATTATTTAAAATTACAATTTGTTGTTCTTTAGTTCCTGTGCCAAGACCAACTTGTATAGTTACATTAAATCTGTTTTTCCATTCTGTAGGCATTACTGGTATATATTGATTATTTAGTTGTATAATTTTTTCTCTATCTTGATATTTAACTGAAAGTTCAAACATTTTTCTAAATAAATCTTTTACACCTGTTTCAGCAAATATTCTTGCAATCAATTCTGCTCTCATTTGAGTTTGATTCATTATTGCAGAAATACCTGTAGCAGTTTTATTCAAAGAATCAGAATCTAAACCTTGATTATATTTTGTAACACCTGTTCTTACTTCTCTTACTGTATCTAAGTATTCTAATAATGGAAAAGCTTGTTGTGAAATTGGTTGAGCTTGTATAGGTTGCATTACTTGATTAGGTGGTTGTTTAGTTCTAACCACACCACCAGGTCTTGATGTAAGTAAGTCATCCATGTTTACCATTCCATCCATGATTGCAACTCTATTATTATTTGTTAGATACATATTGTCTAACAACTGTCTCATTACAGTTGATTTCATTAATTGTATATCTTCAACTAATTCTGAAACTGATCTTCCATAAAATCTGTGAGGCATTGGAATAGGTGTAACTGAAACAAATGGAATATGATCACATGGCATATTTTCTAAAATAAATTCTGAGGTATCACCAACAGATAAAATTTTTCTAAGTTCTGCAATTCCATCACCATCTGCATCATAACGAACATAGTTTTCATAAACTGTTACAGTTTGTGTAGATTGATTGTCAGAAGTATTATATGGAAAGTCCTCTATGTTTTGGTATCTTGCTAATCTTTCTGTATTTAATGTTGATGCGTCTGAAGATGGAAGACTATCTACATCCTCTTTATCGTAACCCATACTAATTAATTCTGATCTAGTCATTTGAACTCTGTGTGCAACAAAGTTTGCATCTTCAAGTTTGATAGCGGTACGATCAATTAAAAATTCTTCTGGTGGAATAGACTCAACTTTTATTTTACCTTCAGTTGTTGTTCTTTTAATTTTACAATCATGTAATTTTGGTTCTGGTAAATTTATATCAATACCCTGCTGTTCCATTTGAGCTTCAAACTGTTCAGCAGCTTGTTCAGCTAGAGTATCTGGTTTCTCTGATGATTCAATAATTTCTACATTTTCATCAGAAGTTAAATCTTCATAATCTTTGTCAGTTAAATTTTTGTAAGTTTCATATTCTACTTTTTGTGTTTCATCATAAAATACTTTTAAGATTCCATTTTTTTCTAATAACGCATCTTTAAAAAAATTATATAATAATTGGAAACCATCATTTTCTTTGTAAAAAATATGATTTAAATATGCTGTAGCTTGATCGGCTAAAGGTGCATCATCTGCTTTTACTGGTTCGCAAACTACAACTTTATCTGACGATGTAAAAACTCTTAATAGATTTGGTAGTAAACTTTCAATAGTGTCTGCAACATCTGTGCTAACGACTTGCGACCTTCCATCTATTTCATTACCAAGTTTATCACCTTGATAATATTCTAAAGATTTTTCTCTTTCAGAAGATAATGTACCTCCTAAAAAACCTAACGAATTATGTATGTGAGATTGTAAAGTATTTTTTAATTCTAAATTTTCTAATCTTTCAATTTTTTTTGCCATAACTAAACTATGTAACTTGTATCAACATGGACTGGTTCTTTCCAGTTTGTCTTTTGTCCACCAATAAATGTGCAGCCATATCTAAATGCGTCTGCTGGATGTGATGCAAAATTGTGTGTTGGTCTGTTTTTGAAACACTGATTCTTTTCATCCCATTTTTTTGAGTAAGCTTTTAATGCTTCAATACCTACTGATGTTTTTTCTTTATCAAAATAACAATTAGGTAAAGTTTTTCTGACCGCCTCAATACCATCCTCAATAGAAAGTTTTGGTGCAATATCAAAAGATATACCTAATTCCAAAGCAATTTCCAACCTTGATTTTCCAAAAGCTCCTAATTCTCTAACTTTTATATCATGCGGAGCTATATGTCTATAATATTTATAAGGTTTACTATCTAGTAAGTCTGCATAGAAATCTAATCCCTCACCTGAATTTTCTTCATAATCAATAATTCTTATTTGATTTAAATGTCTTTGAACAAACCAAATAGCTGTAGAGTCTTTTAGCCCTAAATCCCACCAAGTTTCTGTATCTAGGTTTTCATCATAAGGTACAGATGTCATTCTTTTTCCTATTTCTAGTTTTTCTATAATAGCTCCATAATATGATCCTGTAATAGCTGCTTGAAATGAACACTCAAACTCCTGGTTATATAAGTCTTCTGACATAGTATTTTGTGCAGATTTCAATTCTTCTTTATCAAGAATTTGTGTTTGAGATGATTTAAAAACCCCTGTCCACCAACCTTTTTGTTGCATAGCTTCTTTATGAAGTTTGTAAAAATAATTTTGACCTTTGGGTGTACCTATAAATATACACCATCCTTTCCTGTCGGCTAATGCTGGTCGGATAATTTCTGGAAATAATGTTGGACTAATATTCTGTGTTTCATCCATTACACATCCATCTAAAAAGATACCCCTTAATGCTTGATCATTCTCAGCACCTAAGATTGTTATTCTTGATCCATTAGGAAAATCACATCTAAGTTCTGATTCATTAAATTTAACATAAGGAATATTCTTGGCGAAATTTTTGATGTAATCCCATGCTGTACTTTTACCCTGTTTAAATGTTGGCGAAATAAAGGCATATCTGGGATTCGGCTGCTTATTAGTTAAAGCATCCCTTATCATGTGGTTAATGCACATTACAGTTTTGCCAGACCTCCTATGTGCCACAATTACGTTAAAACGGCTTTTAGGAATTTGTGTGTGTAAAAATTTTTGAAGCTTTCTTGGTGAGTATGGAATTACGATTTCTGACATTTAAAATAAAACCCCTACCTAGTGAATAGTGTCATTTTCAGGAAAAGGCAAGTTTTCTATGTTGAGTTCTTTACCGATATATCTGGAGAAATCTTTTGCATCTTCATAATCTCTAAAACCTTCAAAGTGAACAGAGACAGCATTAGTCATTTCTGAAACAAGTATCACTGCATATATTTTTGGCTTTTCCATAAATCGGTCTCCTCATCTATTTATATATACCTCCTAATAACGTAAGACAACCTGCGTAAAATTTTTAGCGGTGGGGTTGCATTTAAAACCGCCAGCTTTAATTATTGCGATACAACTACAATAATCACTGATAACTGATAACTTCTCAGAACAATATACAAGTTGCATTGTACAATTATGCGTTTATCTGCCTACAACTAGCAATTTATTTTAATTCTTATAGGTTGTGTAGGCAACTTTATACAAAAAGGTTGGCAGTCCAACACTAATAAATGTTGTATTACTTTACTTATTTAATAATTATTGAGACTTTTCCCACTTAACAACAAGCGGAGTTTCTGCGTTAAAACTGTGTTTTACTTGCTGTTTGTTGGAGTATTTGGGTAGCAAATGACTTGCTTTCCACTTGGTTAATCCAACAGCTTCCTTAACTAAATGACTGATTGCAAGGTCTC